CGCCTTCATGAAGTTTCCAAACAGGTTAGAACCAAGGTTAAGTCCCCCAGCTATCGCCCCAAGTCCCGCTTGGGATGCTGTCAGGCGCGCGAGATCGGCGTTGGCATTCGCATTGCCGATCGAGGTATCCGCACCATACTGGGCGTTGCCTTGGCCAACGTAATTCTGATTGAGTTGGTTTCCGAGCCCCGAATAAAGCCCGCCGATCCCGCTCGCAGCCTGATTCTCTTGATTTAGGTAGGGTTGCAAGTTTGAGATATACTGCCCCCAACTTTGGTCTGCCAGACCAGTCCCATATTTCATCAGATCAAGATTGGTATTTCCCGAAGCTAATTGTCCGGACTTGGCCTGATTGGCAAGGATCGCATCCATGCCCTGCTGTTTCTGAAATTGATAACCAGGATTGTTCTGGAACGCGGCAACGGCCGCGGCATTTCCCTCCGGTCCATTAAGCCCCAAAGCATTACCGAGGGCCGTCCCACCACGCATCGCCTGTGCATAATCCTGCATGAACGGCTGCAAGCCGGCGGCATAATTGGTCTGAAGCGCACCGCGCCCCTGCCCAAACGATTTGGTAAGATCGCCGATGCCCGCATTGATGCCGGCGATCTGGGAGTTGGCGGCGTCGCGCTGGGCTCCGGTAGAAAACACGTCGAACAAACCCATAAGTTGTACTCCGCGTTTCTTAAAGCAGAAGATTTATCGACCGCGCAAATTCAAGATGGTCGCTATGTCACCCGAATCATTAACACTGACCCGTTCCTGTATGCCTGACCGATCCGCACTCCAGCCACCGCCGCCGCCCCGTCATTCGCCGCATTGATCAATTGCGTCGGTGAGCCGAATAGACCCCCAGCAAGTGCCCTAACGCACGCATCGAGCTTCGCCATATACTGCGCAAATGGCTGTGTTGGCTTGTTTCCGTGTGACCCAATCGAAATTTGGTTGTGGCAATGGTGTGTCGGGAGGGGCGGCCATTACTTTTCCTTCACCATCTCCGACTCATCAACAAACATTGCGATGGCTGTCTGGACATTATACTCACGCGAACTGTCCAGTTCCCTGTCAGATTCTTTGATATGACCCACCACAATCTTGATGGTGATGCGATCGCCGTTCTCCAAAAGGAGTCGTGTGCCGCCGCCGTCTCGCTCTATAGTATAGTCCATCACCTATGCTCCCACATCCCGCGCATCGCTCGCCTGTGTCGCTTCCAGGAATCCGCAATAGACGGGATCGCTGACATCGATCCGCCACCGGCATCCCATCGGCCCAGAGAGTCCCATTGACTTGACGGACGCCCGTGGGCGCTGCGTCTGCCCTTGCTTGCCGAGATATCTGATCAGCGGATTGCCCCAGCGATTGCCGCCATCCTTCGAAAGCGAAATGGCGACGGCAGGATTGATCTCATTTGGCGGACTCGTCACATCGACCAGCGTCCCTCCGGAGACATAGGCGTGGACGAACACGCTCCCTATCAATTCCACATGCGTCTGATCGATGATGCGCAACGGCCATGTGCCATTGGCTTCCGTGGTGCCGGTGATACCTGACACGATGCCGGTATCGTTGGTAGCCATCCGTGCGGTATTGCTCACCGTGAGCCGCACGAGGCCGCCGGTTCCCGCTGCTGCACCGAAGACATTCACGAGAACATTCGCAACCGCGATGCCTACGCCTTTGTCGAATTGGAAATCAGCCCGCGCAATGCGCAACAGATTGGGGAAGTCTGCGACGGGACCGCTCTCCATCCTGAAGAGCAAAACCGCGCCGTTCTCGCTAAAGTTGGTGACATCGATCCATAGGAGGTTGCCGCCCGCCTGATCGCCGCCGAGCCACTTGTTGAAGGCAGGATGCCCACAGGTAAAACGCCAGCGGCCGAACGATCCCGTGGCGACAGAGAGCGACCAACGCTCATTCCACTTGTTGGTCGAAAGATTGAATTCCCATGTCCATGCCGGCGAGGACAGCGCCCAGAACTTCTTGCCGCCATAGGCGTAGACGCCGGCTTCTAGGAGATTTCCGGCCCGTACCTGGCCCTCGATCAGGCGATCTAGGTCTGGCGGTGAAATCTTGGTCGGTGCGAACTGACCAGGCTGACAGAGATACACTCCGAAGTCTTGCGCGACCCAGATCAGAACCGAAAATCCGGTTTCCCATCCCGCGATGGCATTGGCCTGCACCAATCCGTATTCGATGACGGAGAGCCGCCCGTAAGGGAACGCAGGCGCAACGCCCGCCACGTCCTGCCATATCTCGCATGATCCCGTGGTGAACAGCCACAACATGCCAGAGAAGGCGATACCGCGCAGCAGTATCACGTCCGACTTGGCCTGGCAGGTAATGAAGGTTATCGTGTTGATTGTGGTAACAGAATTTAATACCGAAGCAAAACAACGTCCATCGGCAGCCGTAAGAAAAAAATACCCATCTTGAAAACATACTGAATTAAATTGCGGACATCCAGGATTAACCCATGGCGTCGGGGCGATGGGCGTTCCCTCGGGAGGAACCGGACCTGGTGCCGCAAGTAGATAGGCCCCATTATCGATATCGACCGCAACCACGTCAGGCAAAGGCAGCCGTTGATTATGGGCGATCGAGACTTTCTTCGTTCCAGGCAGCGCGCCCAGCAGCGTCACGCCGCCATTGGCGTCGACCGTGTAGACGTTTGCCCATACCTCGAAACTGAGATTGTTGACAATCAAACCGCCACGATACGCTACGACCTCGGGAGTAATCGCGAACAGAGAAAAGCCTGGCTGTCTGCGCCAGACCTGCGGAGCCGGTGCCGACGATCTCCCGGCCGATGGATCGCCAAGCGGTTCTGCAGAACAATTGATGAGCCTGCCCGCGCTCTCCTGCGAATTGGCGCCGGGGAAAGACGACAGCGGCCAGGGGATTTGAGTGGGTGAGCCTGGTTCGGCCATCGGTCACCCGCGCTTACTGCTCTTGAGCCTTGGATTGCATATAATTATGAGTATCCTGCTCCATAAACTTGTGCATATTTTCATAGCGCTGATCGGCCTCATCTGGCGTCGCATAGGACGGGAATTTGTCCCAACCTGTACGCTCGACATTATCAAGTGCAGTCTTGTTTGGAACATCCATCACCTGTCCTGTGACGGGATGAGTGTATAGTTCGGTTTCACGTTTGCCATTCCACACCGTTGGAATATTGTAAAACATTCCGTTATGCTCTTGGACTGCCTGATAAAGCGACGATCGGCTTCCGTCTGAATTATCGACGCCGCCAGCACCCCACAAATTTGATAGATGCCGATGATACAGCGCTTGTTCTTGCGGATTAAGATTTAGTGCCTTCATCGCCGCATCAAAATTGTGCGGACCCATCACCTGAGACTGCGACGGCGATGGCCGCATTTTGCTCATCTGTTTGTCGCTAATCACGCCGCTTCGATATAGAATATCAGCTCTATCAGCCATCTAAAAATACAGTCACGTTCATCAAAAATACTCCACCCGCAACACTTCCTGCGTGGGCCTAGCGCGGGATATCTGCTTGAGAGACTTCGCCGCCGCACCGCTGCCGACCGGAGTCCCGGCAGCACCGCCGAGCCCCCTGTTGACGAGATCGGTAAGGTATTGCCCCGTCGTTCCGAACTTGGTTGCAACTTCTCCCGCCACGATATCGGCGAGATCGGAAAAGAACACGCCGGGGATGGTGTTGCTGTCCGCGATGTAGACGATTTCCAGGCCCGCCAATTTTCTCATTATGGCGTCGAGTTTTTCCTGTACGTAATTATAGTCTTCCGGGTCAATCGGCTGCCCGGCCGAGAGCACGCCGATATTGGCGAGCGTTTCGGTGATGAGATCGGCTTGGGTACGGTAAGGGGAAGTGGGGGGCATGAGTTACGCCGCTTCCTTCAGTTGATCCCGCTTCGCATCGAGGAACGGACGCAAATAATTCTCGTCCTTCTGCTCGCACCCGCATTTCTCACGCAGGTTTGCCTCCCCCTCCCAGCGCTGATCGAGCTGGCGTATAGTGTTTGTTTCCCTGATCCAGCCCATCGCATAGCCGCGATATTGGTCTGCATCGGTCGGAAGCCGCTGCGAGCCCAGCCTACGTTCCGCACGCACGCCGTCGACCATGAATCCAGAATTGCCGCGGGCAAGCTCGACCACGGAAATGCGCCCATGGACGCCGCGGGAGCGGATTTCGCCCTCCGGACCGGAGGTCTCCTTCCGCGTCAATGACTCCACCGTCGCATTCACAGGAACCTGCACCGGCACATTGAGCTTGAAGTCGATGCCCCAGCATTTCGTTTTCGATGGGCCTTCCTCGTCGACATAGGTGATTTCGACGAAATCCCGCTCGGGGGACTCTCGGCGCTTGCGGCGACCATCGACTTTTTCTTCGGGAGGAAATGCAAGGGCTTCGTTCGTGTCTTCGTTCATGATGAATCCCTATGAATGATGATGAATTTGAGAGCGGCAGCCCTTCCCAGGGGAGGACGAAAGGCCGCCGCCCAACGGTTTCCGGCGGTGCCGCCCGCCGGTCGCCGATTAGGGCTGGGGAGGCACCGGAACGGTCACGTCCGGCATGGCCGCCGCCACGATGGCCTCAAGCTCCGCAATATCCCCCGGAGCTATCGGCGCGTTGTGCCTGGCATTTGTTTTTATGCTGGTCAGGACAGCCCGCAGACGATCCACCATAGACGCCTCTTCATGCGGATGATCCAGATCATAGGGCTCCATCTCAGGAATCTTCTTGGCATCATCGACCATATTGTGTTCCTTTCCTTCAGTTGATCCCGCGTAGGGCCGGGAGAATGCCAATTAGGTAAACACCGCACCGCGCCAATCAAGCGCGGTACGCGAGAAGAATGCGAATCCTCCGGCAGCTATGGTGAGCGCCGCATTAAGTGATCCATTCATGGTCTGCCCGACAAACGGATACACATTGATCGTGTTTGGGGAATCATTGAGAACCCAGACAAGCGGGTCTGCCTCATTTGTGAGGCAATCCCCCAAAATGAAGCTTGCCGTCGCCGCGGATGAAACCGTGCAACGAGTCACGTCCCGCTGGATCGGCGCAGCGCCGGCTTGCGCCGCCAAGGCTCCAGCCGTTCGATCGTCATCGACCGTGAATCCGCGCCGCGCCAAATTAGCCAACAAGGCGAGAGTGGTTGTGCTCATGATAGTGCCCTTTTTGACCTACTCACAGTCCGATACAGGTGAATGAAAACGCCGTCTGCGCTGTGCCGAATGTAATGCTCAATGCACTCGTCGTCGTCGTCGCCAACGTAGTCGACGCGGCGCTGCCAGGAGTTACGGTACAGGCCGGCGCACTGGCGAACTGCGTTCCGAACGTGATGGAACATGTCGTTCCGCTGGTTAAAGTTACTTTTCCGCCCAGATCGCCCCCGCCAACCAAAAGAGCAAACCCGGTGCATGTAGCTGCAACTGGAGGAGGCGCAGCGCTGCCGCCAAGATGATTGACTTGGGATGAGAGAGCAAAGCGGCCCCTCCCGCTTTGGTCAGCCGCATCGAGCGCAGGAGCCCGCGACAGCATGACCGCAAGAAATGTCCCAATAGCAAATACGGCGATAAGTGGAACGGCGCGCTTCATGGGATGATTCCTAGAAATCTACACAATTGACATAGATGTTCACCAAATCCATCGACGTAATCGCGGTGGCGAACGTGGCCTGCAAGGTGTCTCCGCTCACAAGATAAATGAACGGATTTCCATTGCTGTCGATGGGCAAACCTGGCCACACCGCGGGAGTCATCATAGCCTTTGGTGGCGCTGTGTTGACATAGCCATCATTGCTGGCCGTGATGATCGCCGTTCCTCCATAGCCAACGGTGGCGTTGAAAACCTGGACGGTGACAACGTGCGTTGCCGAGGCATCGTTATTTGTCTCGACCATGCCGAAACATTTCGAGCCATTCGCGCCAGCCGTATAGAGCGTCTTGTAGGTTCCGGCAACGTCGGTCCCCTGGAGAAACTGTACTATGCCGCGCTTGATGGTCTGAGCGGTGACGATGCTATTCGGGGTAGTTGCAGCAAGCGCAACTCCACCAAGCGTGAGGATGGCTGCCAGAACACTGGCGAGAAAACGGAATGGCGCGTGCATGGTCAGAGTCCTCCAAAGTTGGCTTGCGCATTCACGGCCGATATTGCGAACGTGAATGCGGCGGATGGCGTGTAAACCGCGGCACCAGTCGTGCCGCGATAAAGAACTGTTAGATCGCCGCTCTGCGGCGAGGTAGGCCGCTGCAAGGCATTTTGCACTGCAAGGCTGCCAAGATCAGTGCCGGTGTTCTGGCTTGATGCCGGCCGCGGAGTTAACAGAATACCGATAGCAAGACAGAATATGACGATGATGCCAAGACAGTACATGCCCAAGCAAAAGGCGCCAATACGTTTCATTGTGTCAGCCTCCGAGGTCCGTCACGACGACTTGCACCGCGGCGACCGCAGCCGTGGTGTCCGTAAGCATGGTCTCCACAGCCGCGCTGATCGATCGCTTGAGCGTCATGATATCCGGCCCGATGGGAGCGGCGGACGTCTGCACGCGTTCCAGCATGTCCATCATCTGGGATGCTTGGGTGCTCAGAGCCTCTACCTCGGTGAGGACGGCATTCGCCGCGACAAGGGCGGCTTGCGCATCGGTCAAGCTGGACATGAATCACCTATGGGTTCGAGTCAGAGGCGGCCTGATTTCCAAGCCGCCCCATTACGCACAACTATCAGCATGCCCCCGCGGTCGAGCCGAGAGGAACCGGAGCGCACGAGCCGTCATTCGGAGCATAGTATTCGATGACGAACACGACTGATCCGGTCGTACCCTGCGAAGCGTTAGCGCCGGTCGTATAGGCCGCATAGATGTCGAAACCGCCGAGCGTTCCGGTTTGCGCTGCGGTGGCTCCGGTAACGCTCATTCCGATGCCCGCGAACGTGCCGGCGCCGCATGACGTGCCGCAGAACACATAACCGGTGGCACCCAGAGTGGCGCCGGTAAAGACGTTCTGCGCGGCCAGGATGTTCGTGGCCGTCGTGTTGGTTCCAAGCGATATCGTTGCGGATGTCGTCGGATTGAACACCGTGATCAAGTCATAAGAGACCGACTTGAGCCACGAGTTGTAGGGAACCGCACCGACCTTGACGTTGCAGACGG